CCGGCCGTAAGTGGCACCACGATGTCCACGAGAACCTTCTGCTGCTCGCCGGCGACAAGCACATGGACTTAAACGATCCGGTCTGGGTCCACGCACCGCTTGAGGTCAAGCGAGAGAACCGCACGCGCAATCTGCGAATCCTGCGCAACTCGGTTCGCGACACGGCCGCGCAGTATTTCTATCTGCACCAAGAGCACTACTGCTCGGGCAACTACAAGGCCGCGGAGGAGTTCGCGAAGATTGCGATCTCGATGCCGAACTTGATGGACTCGTTTAAGTACGAGGCGCTTCTGAACTTGGCACGGTGCTGCGGCAATCACCGCGACGCCATCCGCTACTGCCTAGAGGCGCACGGCGTGTTTCCCTGGTGTCGCGAGGCGCTGACCTCGCTGGTGCTGCTCTACTTCGAGAAGCAGGACAAGGAACGCGCCTTTTACTGGGCCGAGCAGGCACTGCTCCGGCCGGAACCGCCAGGCGAGATCCGGCCGTGGACGCACGAGGCCAAGCATTACGGCTGGTATGGCATTGATCTGGCCGCGCGTGCAGCGCGATACGCCGGCAAGATGGAGCGTGCGGCTGAGTTGCAGGCCATGTTCCACAATCACTCACGGCCAACGATCTCGCTAGTCCATGCGACCCGCGGTCGTTCAAGCAAGGCCGTGGCGTGCCGTGAGGCGTTCCTGCAGAGCGCATTCAATCCGGCCAACGTGGAGCACATCTTCTGCGTCGACCTCGACGACAACGTATCAATGGAGATGTCCCAGCAGTTCGAACACGTCGTTTCCGATCAGCGCAGTTGCGTAGCAGCTTGGAACAAGGGAGCGCGCAAGGCGTCTGGCGATCTCATCATTCAGCTATCCGATGATTGGCTGCCTCCGCTGCACTGGGACTTGCGACTGCTAGAGCTAGTCGCGAACCGCGATCTTGCGAAGGAAGAAGTCGTCATCGCCATTAACGACGGCGCACGCAAGGACTCGCTGCTTTGCATGGCGATTATGTCGCGCGGCCGCTGGGAGAAGCAGGGCGATATGTTCTACGCTGGCTACGAGTCGGTCTTCTCGGATGACGAGTTTTCGCATCGAGCCTGGAAGGATGGCGTGGTCATCGACGCACGCGACAAGATCACCTTTGTCCACGCGCATCCGCAATTCGGTCATGGTCAACTAGATGCGACCTACCAGCACAACAACCAGCGCGAACGCTATGCGCGAGGTAGCGCGCTGTTTCAGCTGCGCAATCCGGACGCTGTGACCAAGGAGGCATCATGAAGACTCTCAAGGATGTGACGCTGATCGCGACGGATGGAGCGAATCCAGAGCGGACCGCTCGCGTGATGCGGCACTGCGAACGGATGTTCGGCTTTGCAGCCTCGGTGCTGATTGACACGCCTAAGAACTACCAAGACGCGATGCGCTGCGAGATCGAGGAACTAGCGCGCCACGTTCACACCTCGCACGCGCTGTTCGTCTCGCATGACGGCTGGATCATCAACCCTCAACTGTGGAATGATGACTGGTTGCAGTACGATATGATCGGCGCACCTTGGCCGGCATCCTGGGGCACAAAGCACCGCGTCGGGAATACCGGATTCTGCCTGCGTTCAAAGCGCTTCCTTGAGGCCACGGCCGCAGCGATTCCGCTCTGGGCTGGTCAGAATGGCGACGTGTTCACCTGCCAAGTGCTCAACCGCCCGCTGACTGAACTGGGCATGAAGTACGCGCCAGTCGAGATTGCCGCCAAGTTTTCATGGGAGCACTACATCGAGGAGGGCGACTGCGGACCTGCGTGCTCTTTTGGATTCCACGGCTGGGTCGCCGGGAAGACAGCCGATCAGTACAACCGACTGCTGCCATGAAGACCATTGTCTTAGTCTACCACGAGCGGCTGGGCGATATCCTCCGTTGCTTGCCAATAGCGAGGCACTTTGCGTCGATGGGATACGACGTAGCCATTGAGTGCCTGCCTCAGTATAACGGCGTCTTTGAGGCCGTCAGCTACGCGCGCCCGACATCGCCTGGGCGTGACCTCAAGGCACGGCGCATCGACCTTCAGATCTGGCCGGATAAGTACGTTGCTTTCCGCGCTAGTGGGAAGTCGTGGGAAGACTTCGTGTACGGGCTGCTGCCCGAGTGCGACGGCCTAGACCGTTCAATCGTCTTTGATCGAGTGCCGACGATGTCAGCCGTCGAGGACCATCTGTACGGTCCACAGACCGCCATCGTTTCCCCTTTCGGCTACAGCCAAACGGTCAAGATGTCGCCGGCAATCATCTGCCAGTATGCCTTCCAGACCTTCGGCGCTCCGATGCGAATCTTGGCCGAGGAGCGGCAGGCCGAGGCGTGCATCGCTGCCGGCTGGTCTGAGTCGCTGTTCCTCACGGCACGGTCCATTCCTGACCTGATCCGGATGTTGCGTGACGCTCGCCAGGTGATGACCGTTAACTCAGCACCTGCCATCATTTGCAATGCCGTGCGGTCGTCCTATTGGCACATTCCGTCCGGCACGCCGCAGGATGATACGATCACCGCCAAGTCCAAGGTTGTGACATTTGGCCCTTTAGTATGACCGTCCGAGACTTTGACCCGACGCGCCTGGAGGCGGACTTTTCGGCCATTCAAGATCAGGCTGGCATCACGTTCAGCATCTTCAACACGGCCATCACCGGCGTCTGGAACAACTCGCGGAATATGTTCCAGTCGTTCGAAGATCAGCGTCGCGACGAGGGCAGGTTTACCGTGTTTTTCTTAGCGTCGCAGGTCGTGACTGCTCCGCAGCTGACGACGACCGTCGTGCGCGCTGGAGTGACGTACTTCATCGAGAACATGGAGTTTGATGCGGAGGGCACCGGAGTGCAGATCGAGGTCAAGAAGTCGATATGATCGCCATTGAGGCAAGAACCCGAGAACTGGAAATGGCGCTCGGTCGCTTGGCGTCGGCTGCTTCCGTCGATTATGGAATGGTAATCAAGCAAGAAGCAAAGTACGTCACGCAGCACATCTTGAAGTTTACGCGGCCAAAACAGCGGAAAGACGGCGTGCAAAATATGCAGGCCGATATTCGCAAGTTAGCGGTGCCGCTTGACTATGACTACTTCAACAGCAGAGCCACGCAGGGCGGTTTCTACAAGTCGATTGCTGGCTACATCAGAAGGCGCAACACTGACAAACTTAATGAACTGTTCCGACTTCCCAATCTTGCCTCGCTAAGTTGGCTACATGGTAAGGTGATGCTCGGCTCGTATCAAGAACTGGCCGCAAAGCATATTGCGCTGCGTGATAGGTTCGGCAGAATCAGAGCGAATAGACCGTTTGCAGCCTACCGTAAGGACTTCAACACGTTGATCGGAAACAAGGAAAAGGTAGGTTTGGCCTCGCGCGTTGGCTGGCATTTGGCCGGCTGGATCCCTACAGCAAAGGCGACTGGAGCCAAGTATAAGAAGTATGCCGAAAAGCTGGCGAACAAGGCCGGCGTCGTGACGTATGATTATACCAGTAAAAATCCGTTTATCATCGCGCGAAATCTGAACGTCAAGATTCCGCGATACCAGCAAATTGTTGTTCGTCCTGCATTGAGTGGACGCATTGCGATCACTCAGCGAAAGCTGCAACGTGTTCTGGCTGGGCACGCGGTAAACCTTGGATTTGTACGAGTTAAAGGTGACAGACTTCCTCCGGCCGCCACACCTCCGCTTCTCTCTGCATGAGCACACGCACACAAATTCGCAACGCGATTGCTGCCAAGCTAACTGCTGGCGGTGCAATCGTGCCGACCGCTAACCTGTTAAGAGGTCGGAATAACACCCTAACCTCAATGTCGTTTCCGGCGGCGGCAGTCTATGCCGTCGACGAGCAAATTGAAGTGCGTTCGCTAGCGCCAAGCAATCGTGTCCAATACCGACAGCTTTCCGTCCATGTTGATTATTTCACCGCGCAAACCGGAGTGACCTACATTGACGATCTATTCGACACCGGCTCGGCCGCGGTCGAGGCAGCCGTTTTGGAGGATGTTACCCTTGGCGGCGCCTGTGACGACCTTCATCTGACATCTGTGCAATATGTGATGGAGGACGACGAGGACAAGCGCTGGGGCGTCGCGCGTCATACTTTCAACTGCATTTATCTAACCACTGACTAATATGGCAAACCACCTGGGCCGCGAAGGCACCGTTCGAATCAGCAGCACCACCATTGGCGAATTGCGGAACTACTCGTTGGCGCATTCGTCGGATGTCGTCGAGGACTCAACCATCGGAGATACATACCGCAGCCGCAAGGCGACCATGAAGACTTGGTCGGTTTCGGGCGATCTGTACTGGGACGAGACTGATGCCGGCCAGCTTTCGCTGACCATCGGCTCGTCGGTTACCGTCAACCTTTTCCCAGAAGGCGGCGCTGCAACGGCGACGTACTACTCCGGAGGCGGCATCGTCACGAAGTTCGACATCAGCGCTGCGTTCGACGGCATGGTTGAAGGTTCGATTTCCATTGAAGGGAACGGCGCTCTGAGCACCGTTACGGTCTAATGGAAGCAATCGACCTAGTACGCGAACACTTTGCCGCGCTCGGCACCCGCTCAATTGAGGTGCCCGAGTGGAAGCTGACGATCTACGCAACGCCAGTCACGCTGGCGGAGAAAAATCGCCTTTACCGCAAGGCTAAGGACAACGACATGGAGCTTCTAGTCGATGTTCTAATCTTAAAGGCAGCAGACAAGGACGGCAACAAGCTGTTCAACGCTGACCACAAGATGACCCTGCTGCACAAGGCCGACTCAAATCTCATTGCGCGTGTCGCCAACTTCATTCTGTCGGAGGCTGCGCCGCCAGTTGAAGAGCTAAAAAACTGATCCACGGTGGCGAG